TGATATTTTGTGGAATTCATATGTGACGCCTAATTTATATAACGCCGAACAATTGGAAATCCATGCTACACCGATGGCTATGATTGCTAATATCTTTAGGAATTGGCAAGGTAGCGTGAAATTCAGATTTCAAATAGTTAAATCTCAATATCACAAAGGACGTATACTGGCACGTTATGATCCCAACTTTTTACAAGAGGGGGTTGAATATAACCAGAATTATTCCAGAGTGATTGATATCTCTGAAGAAGAGGATTTCGAAATTGTGATAGGATGGGCTCAAGCTCAAGCCTTTCTCAATTGTGGGGATGCAATGACCCAGAATTTCCTCAACTTTAACACTAACCGCTTAGGTATTGCCCAAAATGATTTTTACAATGGAGTCTTAGAACTTAATGTATTAAATCAATTGGTCAGTCCTAGCACGGACACACCAGTAAGAGTTAACGTGTTTGTAAGCATGTGTGATGATGCCAAATTTGCTTTCCCCGATCCAGACAAAATTCGGAGATTGCATTACTTTGCTCCTCGCACTGTTGCACCAGGCACAACTGGTTATGACCGAGCACCAGGTCTATTGCTGTCGCAATCGGGTACCGAAAGTGATAACAACATGCCTATGGGAGCGCAAGAGTTACAAACAATAGCTCAAGAGCAAGATCCTGCCGATCATACCATGGAAGTTTTTTATGGTGATGTGGTGGTATCATTGCGTGATCTATTTAAGAGATATATGAAATATTTAACACGAGTACCCACTCCTCCCACTTTCCCGGATGTATATAGATTGCATCAATATCGAGATAAAGTCTTTCCATACCATTCTGGATGGGATGAGACGGGTATTCACAGATCGGAAGATAACCGGCTTGAATTTCTTACAGTAGCACAAACATTGCCTTTAAATTTTATGGCACCATGTTATGCTGGCTGGAGAGGTGGAATTAGACGTAAGTTCGTGTATCACGATTCGAACTATCCGAAAGTGTTACAACCAACTGTGTCCAATTTTAGATTTGGTGAACCACAAGTTAATACACGAGATATATTGTTCTCTGATGATCTTGTAAGTCTTGAGAAGAATCTCTCGGCTAACTGGAATCAATTTAGTGTAACAGGTAGTACAACTACAAATATCGGTGTAAATAACACATTAGAGGTGGAATTCCCTTTCTATCAAACTGGTCGTTTTAGATCTACAAGAATAATTGAAGCAGCAAACTTGCCTGGAAACAGTTATCAGCATACTGTTACTAGTTATTGCAAGGATATTCCAGGACAAACGGAGGAGTATAAGACCACCGCTTTTGAGGAATATGTTGCTACAGGAGAAGATTTCTCATTATTCTTCTTTACAGGAGCCCCAATTCTGTATAACTACACTGTTAATCAAAACTCGTAGTTAAGGGCTATAAAAACAGAATTTATGAAAGTACATAAGCTTATCCTTTCATATCTTATTAATGATTAAATTAAGCATTAACAATACCGCGAATTAGGTATTGGCAATCGCGTTAGTGGCTGGCGCGTGCGGCATTGAATAATGTCGTGAGCGGAAACTGCTCTTTTTGGTTTTGACTGAACTGATCGGAATAGTTTCCGGCAGATGTAAGTTACAACTTTAAGAGTCAGACCGTCTCACTGTAC